GGGATATTGTTAGATTAACACAATATACCCGAAGTTTCCGTAGAGCCAACGAAAGCAGCTAGAGCGCCCGCCCGTGATTACGAACCCTCTCCTCAGCTTGTTTAAGCAAATCGAATTTCAGCTTGTTTTAGCAAACTATTTATCCACTTGTTTGAGTTATAATTAAATAGTCAGATTCGACGTTTATATTCATATTTGAATATTTGTTTCCCATTCCAATTAACTAGACGGAATGCGAAGTAAAGATAAACGTAGTGCCCGGAACAACACCAAGAGTATCGAGAGACAAAGCTCCCGAACTCCTTCAGTAAACATTAGAGATTTGGAACAATGTAACAGTTTTGTGGACAAACATGTAAATAATAAATCGAAATGGTTCCACCAAAAAGTTCAATTGTACAATACCTCTACATTCGAAAATCACACTCTACCTATATGGTTAGCTCAAGTCACATACGCACAAATTCCTATGCTTTTAAGTAAATTCATTAATCATGAACCAGTTTATAGTACTCCTGAGGAGGCAAAACAATCTGTTGAGGTTAAACGCGATGTTAAGTTTTTGAAAAGTTACTTAATGCGCGTTCATAATTTGACAGATCATGATATTTATGAATTGCAAAGCATATTGTTTGCAGTATATGGTAAAACACAGGATGTATATATTGAACATCCTTTAACAGTGCCTATCAAGCATTATCAATATAATCCTACATCCCAAGTCAAGATGAATAAGTTCCCCGATGATGATTGCTTCGAAGAAAGTACATCATTTAATAAATTATATTTCCTAGTTGAGTCACTTGACGCTAAGAATAAGCAATTACCTCTTAGTCGTGTTCGACAGATAATTAGAAGTATGATTAAAGATGGACATCATCGAGGTATGATCATGTTGAATTTGGAGCATAAGATGCCTTGTGATCTACGTGATGATGTTGGTAGAGAGTATGCGTGGTTTTTACCATACTTAAATCCAAATATACTCACGTATAGGATTCACAATTATTCGAAATTTTATGATCTAATGCGTAGACAGTTAAAATCTTTGAAAGATAAGATACTAAACTACTCGTCAGATTACATTCGCTATTTAGAGTTGACTGTTGCTGAAAGAGAAGCTAAACGAGCTCATGATGTGCAGTTGTTTAAAATGGCTCTCAATCACCCTCAGATTCAACAGCTGTATTTGGCCGGTTATGATCATGAGTACATATGTGATTACGTATATGCGAATCATATTGATCATGCGACGGGCAAATTTATTATGCAAGTTGAATCAAACCCAATTGATATGGGCGTTAATTATTCTCTCTATCAATTGTTTGTTGGTTTTGCTGTATTACTCACCGTCGTGGCATTACTAATTGTGGCTAACGTATTAAAAGAGAAATATGGTGAATTTACTCAGTGGGTTAATGAAGTATCCAAAGATGCTAACCACGCGACTAAACGCATATCAAATGTCGTTGAGCGCATCGACGATCTCGTTGATTTGGCTAAGAGTTTTCATGACAAAATAGATGACGTTGTTGAAGATGTCAAGAATGATGTTGTCAAGACCACAAAAGTTATGAAATCAATACAAACCATTGACGATGTTGTCAATAATTTGATTAAGGGTTTATTGACTGATCCAAACATCAATGTGCATCCACAAATTAAATTGGTATTAGTTGATATCAAGAGTATTTGTACAGGTATTTACTTCACTTCAGTTGGTAACTACACTGGAGCTATGTCGGAATTATCCAACCTAGCAATAACACATATCGAGGTTTTTAAGAATGCCACTTTTGTTATTGGAAATCTTGTGACCCAGGGTGTATTTGGTTACGCTGATGTTGACGACAAAGAAATACTTATAGACAAAACCTTGTATTCCTTCATTAAATCTAAAATCCATGACAAATCTTTGACAGAAGAACAAGCTCAACAAATTTTAGAAGCAGAAAGGCTCAAATTTGAGACTCATTCTAAAGGAGATTTATTCACTGTAGATTTTAATGAAAGATCGTATACATTACCAACTATATTCAAGAAATGGTATGAGAGTTGCCTAGATAAGGGTTACGATCAGAAATTGCTTGAGAAATTAGTTGCTAAGAAGTCAGTTGATCCCTCAGCTATTACCGCAAATTCAAGTTTTGATCTTAAAAACATTTACACTACTATTGGCAGTTACTTTCATTGTATCACTAATGGTATTAATGTTAAAGATCTACAGCTATTGAACGCGTTAACTACAACGTGTAAGAATGCACTACAATTTTCAGTGTCAGCCATTGAAGTTTGTAAATGGATTTTTTCCAGTGTTTGCTTATTTTTATTTGGGTTTGATCCCATCAATGGTGATGTGAATTTACTCATCAATGAAATGAAAGCAATATCAGTCTTACACGAGAAGTTTTTGGATGTTAAAACCCAGATGTCCATTGATAAACAACTTTGTCAGGATGTTATATATGTGTATCACAGGATGAATGCTATTTATCAGAGTGAATTGTTCGCAGTTGTGCCCAATCACATAATTAAACGTTACAATGAAGTGTTCAAGTCGATGGAAAGTATGTTTGCAAAAGCTAAAGCTTGTTCAACAGGATTATGCGTTCGCAAAGAACCAGTTGTTATTGGCTTATTCGGAGCACCCGGATCAGGAAAATCAACTAGTTTGAATTTTCTTGTGGATGCTTTAACGAAAGCTAAAGGATTGGATCCGAATCGTGAACATAGGTATACTTATATGGAACGAGGGACCGACGTGTTTTTTACAAATTACGTTGGACAAGAATTCTTTATTTATGATGAATTTTTACAGTGTACTATGCCTGAAATCAGATCCAGAACGTGCACTAATTTCATTAGTATGAAGAACACCGTTCCCATGAATTTACCTATGCCTGATATAGAATCTAAAGGTAACACTTATTTTGTTTCAGAGTATATGTTGATTACGTCAAATTACTTCGTTAATGGGTTTGAAAATGCCACGTTGAATGACGTTGGTGTTGTTGATCCGGAGGCGATTAAGAGGCGTTTTGATATTGTTATACATAGGGATGAGAAAGTTGATGTTACTGTGAAAACTCACGAGTTGTTGTTTAGAATCGATAAATGCGTTTGTTTTCCATCTCTTGTGGGAAAAACAGTTCCTCTTATGAC